GATATCGCGGGCGACATGATTAATGAACTTATCGACGACTTTGATAGCCGCAACCTTGATGCGGGGGCGTCGATGGGTGGCGCATTAACCGCTATCTTGTTCCGTCTTATGATTTCTTGCCCGGATAAATCCACCGCCATGGGGATGCTTGCTTCAGCGTTGGCGCAAGCATCCCTTATGACCGCAGGGTATGAAGCGGATGAAAGCACTAAGCATTAAAATAGAGGGGCTTGACGCCCCTTTTTATTTATATTATGTATGGGATAAATCTTATCTATTACGGGAGAATGATATGACTAGATATGAATTACTGCAATCACTGGAGAGGCTATACCCTAGCCGTAAGGATTGGTTCATTGCCGACGAGGACGAGGGCATTGTCAAGGTGTGCTTTAATGTTGACCCTGATGAGGAAAAAGAGTCTGACCATCTGGTGCTGTCAGGATACGAGAAGGGCTACCTGACCGCGTTCTATGAAACAGATGCCCATATCCAGAACGAGCATAGTGGGCGTGACGAGGACAACGATTGGTATGGTGTCCAAGTCGGTGAACGTATGTTCGATCTGTGCGTCTGGAAAGATGACGACATGGAACATGAGGTGTGCGTGGTCTATGAATGCTTCCTTAATGACGGCGGCTTCTGGAACACGGACACTAGCAAGAAATGGTTTCTAAAGGAGGCAAACAATGAATAACGAAATTATGTCCGCGGCTCACGGTTCTGGGCTCACGTACCCATCAATGTACAAAATTTGCAAACACTACGCAGATGAGGCAGACTGGAATGGCGAAAACGCCGACTACTGGAAGGCAGAAGCAAAATACTATCAGCATTGCCTGTCCATCGGGATACGCGGCTCAGTGTCCCACCCTACCATCGAACGTCAACTGGAAAAGGACGCAGATAAATGGAACAGAGTAAAGTGGCAACCACAACATGGATTATCATAGCATCCGCATTGATCTGGGCTTACTATAAATATCAGCCCGTAATTACATTTGCCGAGTGGTTCGGGATGTAGTATGATAAAAACACCTTTCGTAGTTGGGGAGTAGATTTCGGTCTGCTCCCCTTTTCTTATGCCGATGCCGCAGAACTGCACTTCTTCTTCAAACAGTGTTTTGTGACGCATTACACTATATAGACTCAAAAAATAAAAAAATATTTTTTATCGTTTTTACTCCGTAACACACGTAACACACGTAACATTCTTTGTAAGTTGTTTATATACAAAGATATTTTCTGTTACGTTTTCTGTTACACCTTAAACTACAAAAATGTAACATCAAAATCGGCCTTAAGGGGTTCAAAATTTGTTTTTATTTTTTTTCTTTTTTTCTGTCTATATAGCATAACGTGTATTATAACTTGGTTAAGTAGACCTTTTTAACTGAGGATTGATTATGGGTAAACAGAATCTTGTGAAGGCGGAGACGCGGGGCAGAAAGAAAGCCACGGCGGATCAGCCCTTGACCCGCAAGCAAGAACTTTTTGTAAAAGAACTTGTGAGCAAGGACGGGCAAATTACTTTGCGCGAAGCCGCTATCAACGCGGGGTATGCCGCAGGGTCGGCGCACTCGCGGGCTTATGAATTAACTAATCCACATATGTCGCCGCACGTTGTCGCCGCAATTAAATCATACCGCCGCGAATTGGATGAAAAGTATGGTGTCACATATCAACGACACTTACGCGACTTACAAACCATCCGTGACATGGCTTTGGAAAACGGGGCGTATTCTGCCGCCGTACAGGCAGAGTATCGCAGGGGTCAAGCCCAAGGCGACATCTATGTCAGCAAATCTGAAATCCGTCACGGCTCAATCGACAGCATGAGCAAAGAAGATGTTTTGAAAGCATTAGAAGAGATAAGGAATAGTTATGCCCCGATCACAATCGACGTCACCCCGACAGAAGAACACGAAAACACCAGTAATCGCAACAAAGCGCGAGGCAGGCTTCTACAAGCAGGTAAAGGAAGCGGCGCAGAGGTCGAGCCGGAAATTTCTTCTGACGAGGATTGAAAACTGGGTGGGGGCGGGTATTCCTGACCTAATGATTTGCGACGAAAAAGGCGACTTTCACTTTATTGAATTAAAATTTTTAACAGGCAACACCGTCACCCTGCAACCATCTCAGGTTGCGTGGCTATCCCGCCATAGCCATGCCAGTTGTTGGATACTGATTAAGAAACAAACCAAGCCGACAGAACCCGCCGAATGCTTTTTGTATCCTGCTAATGCGGCGGTCGATCTAAAAATGGACGGGCTTGAAGCGGTCGAGCCGATTTTCCGTTGTGAACAGCCGTTTCAATGGGAAACTATTTTTGACTTGATAAGTCCTAAATAATCGCATATATATGGGTCATCGTTAACAAACTACGGGAGTATAAAACGATGGGACTTGATATGTATTTGAGGGGTAATAAGTACAAATTACCTAAATGGGAAGACGACGATGTCGTGTTAGTGGATGGCTTTGAGCGGACGTCTGAAAACTTAAGTATCGGGCAATGGCGCAAACACGCCGTCTTGCATCACTTAATTGTGAATACTTTTGCGGATGGGGTGGACGATTGTTCGCCTATTCCCCTTAACCCCGCTGATTTGCTACATATTGCCAAAAGACTGCGTGAAAGGGATTTTCCGCCGATGGAAGACTGCGGCGGTTTCTTTTTTGGCGATGAAGAGTGGTGGCAAGAATGTTGCGCTAATGCCGACGCCGACGCCGACATTTTTGAAAAGGCGGCGAATTGGATAACCGATGAGGCCTTTGAGGGTTCTTTTTGGCATTCGGTTGAATATCAGGCTAGTTGGTAGGGGGGATATGTTATGCCTAGAACAGTAATTGAATGGAATTGGGAAGACGCCTTTTCAAAATTCGGTTTTGGGGACGGCGACGGGTGGAACGGGACGAACATTGTTTGTCATGCGATAGACGCTTTTGGCTATGAAACAATATGTGAATGGTGGGGATGCCACAACTACATGATTATGGATATCTTGAAAGGCGGCAATTCCCTCTTATTTGATGATGAACTGAAGTGGAATGCAGAAACAATCGCACGCATGAATAAAAACGGCGTGACAGATATATCTAATCAAGCCATCGGATATACTGAACCCCATTTATTTTTGCCCGATGATATATTGGAAATGCTAAACGCAACCTTTAACGATGATTATGAGGTGGCGGCATGATCGACGTTAAAAGAAAAATTCATATTGATCTGGTGGCGTTGTATGATCTGGCCTACCAAAACGATCTGCCCGAAGTATGCGGGGCGTTGTCTAATGTTGAGCGTATGGTCTGGGAATTGCGCCGACGTGAAGATGACGAAAAGAATTGGGGGCAGGGGTTAACGCAACAAGAGGCGGACGATCAGTCTTATTTTCAAAATTTACAAACCTGTTTAAACCGTGAAAGATGGGCGGTGGAATAATGTTCTTATTGCATTGGATAGCCCGCCTTATACATGGCGACGACTGGGAAAGACACGCCCGCAAGCCCCGAACCCGCCGACGTCGTCGATAAACTAAACAAGCCCCGCCCTGACACGGCGGGGTTTATTTTTACCCCCGACAGTATTTTTTAAAATTTCCGCTTGCATGGTATGGGGTTATATGAGATAACCTCTATAGGCCTTTTTTAACGGGGCGTCGGCCTAGCCCCAAAAACTACGGGAAACAGTAAAATGAACCATTCAATCGAAAACAACCAAAACACCCTTACACGCCTTTTGGAAAAGGTGCGCGACGATGCCGCAAGGCAAGCGGATTATATCGCCCCGACGCACGACCTGCAAAAAACAACCGACCCTAACGGCGTTCCGCAAGTCGTAATTGAACAACGGGGCGGCGTTCCGACAACCGTTCTTGATGTTAACGACGTGTCTTTTGGTCAAATAGCCGGACACGCGGGGATTGATGTTAGAACCGCCCGCCGCTTGCAAGCGGGCTATTCTGAGCAATTCGACGGCTTGATTAACGCTATCTGGCAAAAAGAACCGTCGGTGCGTATGTTGCGCTCATATGAGGGGCTTGCCCTAACCGACGGCGGGCGCGGTAAATTGCGGGCTTTTGTTTCCGACAAGTTTAAAACTTTTGATAACGTCAACTTGTTACAGTCTGCATTGCCGCAATTAATGGAAAGCCCCGCGCAATTCCAAGTCGTTAACGCAACCGTGACCGACAAGCGGTTATATCTGCGCCTTAAATCCTTAGTCCATACAGGCGACGGCGCGGGGGTCGGCGACGTTATGGCTAACGGTATCGGCTTACAAAATAGTGAAGTCGGGGCGGGTTCTGTTTCTGTTTACCAGATTGCATGGACACTGGCCTGTTTAAACGGTATGCAGACACAAAACAAAACGCGGTCTAGCCATATCACAAGCGGGCGGGATACCGACGACTGGGGCTTGTTATCTGATCAGGCCAAGGACGCCGACAACCGCGCATTGGAATTGAAAATCCGCGACTTAGTCGGGGTTTATTCGTCGCGTGATAGTTTTGACGCCGTTCTTGAGGGCATGAAGGCCGCCGCCGCCGACGTTATTGACGCCGACGCCGACAAGGCCGCCGTTGTCGAAAATTTGGGCGCGGTCATGAAGTTAACCAAAAAAGAAACGGGCGACGTTTTAAACGGGTTGCTTGATACCATAGGCCAGTCGGGTTATGAACGCGAAAAGCCCCTATCCCGTGCGACGCTAATAAACGCCGTGACGGCGGTATCCCACAAGGCCGACGCCGACGACGTCGATTTATGGCAACAACGGGGCGGCGCGTTGTTATCCATGCGCCCCGCCGACTGGCAACGGGTAGCGGTTGCCGCCTAAACCCGCCCCATACAATCAAGACAAGCCCCGCCCTATCCGGCGGGGCTTTTTGTTAGGGCTTGCCAGTTATGCGATAATATGAGATAAAGCGGAAAGTTTTAAATTTTCTATAGGGGTTTACCATGCTTAAAACAGTCAAAATTTCACAAGCGAATAAGACGGCGGGTTGCGCCGTCACTTATCGGGCGGGCAAGGCGAATAAATATGATACCTGTCCCGCTAATTGCGAATTGAACGCAAGCGGGCGCGGTTGCGCCCCGTC